TGAGATAGGAACTATTCAGAATGCAAAGAGGATTGTAGAAATTGTACACAAGTACAAAGGTTACGTGTATCTTGATTGCACTGGTTCAATAAGTCAGATACCTATAGATGTTAAAGCTCTTGATGTAGATATGATTGGATTTTCCGCACATAAGTTAGGGGCATTAAAGGGAGCAGGTGTATTGTATAAGAAATCAGGTATACATCTTAAACCACTTATTTACGGTTCACAGGAACAAGGATTGTTTGGCGGTACAGAAAATGTACTTGGCATAGTTGCACTTGGTAAAGCATTGGAGAATTATGATTACTCTACTATTACATCTGAAGGTAGAAATTATATTTACAATTATGTTACGAATAACATATCCGATGCATATTTAGTTGGTGCTGATTTAAAACATAGGTTACCACATAATTTATATATGTGTTTTAAGGGTATTCAAGGAGAGTCTCTTATGACATTACTTGATATCAACAAGATACAGGTATCAACTGGATCAGCATGTACAAGTGGTGACTTAGCCCCTTCTACTACTTTGCAAGCAATTGATATAAATAAAGAAGATATTAATAGTTGCATTAGAATAACTTTCAGTGGAAATGAAACAAAAGATGAACTGGATTATGTAACTTAGTAGCAATGTAAAGTTATTAAGAGATTTGAAAAAGTAAGGAGGAAAAATTATGGACTTATCATTTTTATCAAATTATGCAATACCTATTATAGTAGGTATATGCCTTTGTGTGGGTTATGTAATTAAGAATTTAATAACAACAGATGTAATTAACAAGTATATACCATTAATGATGGCAGTATTAGGTATAGTGCTTAATATATGGCTTAATATGGCATTTACACCTGAAATATTACTTGGCGGTATGGTAAGTGGTCTTGCATCAACTGGTCTTTACGAAGCATTTAAGAACCTTATCTCTAAGAAGAATTAGAGAAAGGTCGGGTGCTTATGAATGGGAGCAATAGAAAGATTAGCTGATATAGATTATGTATTAGTAATACTTGGATTCTTTGCTGTGCTTTTTGCGGCAAAGGAAATTATAGAAATATTTAGTTATTTTAAGAAGAAATGGCGTATTAAGACTGGGATTGAACAAGACAAAGAAACATTAGAAAACCGAATAAAAACACTTGAAAAACACGATAATTGGCAGTATCAGGAAATTTTGAAAATATCTAATGGTATTGATGATATTAAAGATAATCTCATAAAGAGAGAAATTAAAGATAAAGAAAAAACAGTTGCTACTCTCAGAGGACAACTATATGGGTTACATGAAAAATTTGTAACCAAAGGGTATATTGATAAATCAGGGTTAAAAACATTTATTGAACTTGGAAAGATCTATGAAGCTGCAGGAGGCGATGATATTTATCACGACAAATTATATCCTGAAATTATGGCTTTGCCAATTAAAGAAGATTAATTTTTATAATATCACATATTTGGTAAACTTTGCTTAACATATATTTATGTATAATACTCATATAAAATAAATTATTGGAAATACTTTATGTATATGAAGAACAAAGTTGATGAATATCGTTGTAAACAAAATATGACATTACAGCAATTATCAGAAAGAACAGGTATTTCAAGAACCACTCTTTCAAAAATTGTAAATAATCAAACAAATGATATTTTATTAAGTCATGCAATCACCTTATCTCGTGTACTTAAAGTAAATCTATATGAATTATTCTGTATACAGAAATAATGGAGGAATGTTTATGACATATTTTAATTTAATTTGCGAAGAATTATGTATAACGGGAGGAAAGATTATATATATTGATACAAATGTTAGAACTCTTGAAGAAGTACATAAGATAGTAACTGATAATGCTGAAAAATATCCAAAAGGAAAATGGGAATTATACCCTATGCAAATAATAATTTAATAACAAACAATTAAATAGAAACATTTAATAAGAACGAGCTAAATTTTGACTCGTTCTTTTATTTTGTCTAAAAATAAAGGAGGAACTTATGGCTTATAAAATTATAGATGTGTCAGATAATAATGGACAGCTTGA